AACTCATGCTTTTGGTCATCTTTGTTCTGAAAGAAGTCTAGGAGTTTTGGTAAGCCCGATATGAGCAAACCACCAAGTGTAGAAAATAGAGATAGCATTACAGTCCAATCTTTCCAAGTAGGAGATTAACAATTTTGTCCGACAAATTGTCAGGCAAAAACTTCAAGAACCCAAGAAACCACAGGGCGACACATCCATACACAAATATTTTTAGACACACATCAAATGTCTTTTGGTACTCGTTCACCGCCCACACCTTTTAGTGGTGTCACAAAACTCCATAAGTTCGTATATACCGACAAAGACCAAAAACAAAACAAAGAATGAGCCACCAATGATGATAGCTAACTCATTCATCTCCTGCTCTTTTTGTTTAGCCTTCTTTTCTGCTCTTTCTAAAGACCTAAGTTCCCTTGCATCATCAATGTCCATCTGGTCTTGACGGGCTTTAATCTTGTTCCAAACGTCAACCTTACCTGTCGTCATAAAGAGCATCTTTAACTCTTCTTCAAACGCTCTAGCTTGCTCCAAAGCCATCTCGATCTGGAGAGCAGTCCCCATGTTTGAGCCTTTGTTCTTCTTCGCATCAATCAATGCCTTGGTAGCAGCACCTTTGGCATCGAACATCTTGCCAATCATCGGGGCAAGAGAACCTAAATCATTGGCTACCTTACTAGCCTTTTTCACCATCGAAATAGCGCTTTGAAGGCTATTTAGGGCGCTTATCGGATCCAAGGGTATCATTCTTTCTCTCCCACTTAATGCAAACAACCCTTCGGTTGTAAACATCACCAGTCCAAGTCCATTTAATACATCGGTACTCTATGGTTGCCGCCAAGAGAAAGGCGATCACGGAAATGCCCAAACAATAATATAACTACAAAAGATTACAAAACAGAGAATAAGGGCTGCTACTGAGATAGCAAACAGCCCGTCTTTCATTACTTTCCTGACAACAAACCACCAGTTCCACGTATTTCCATGCGGAAAGGCTCGGCAGGAGGATTGGTAAGCAAACCTTCTCGGAAAGCCGCACGAGTCTTTGGCCCTTGTTGCTTTCCACTTACGTCAGGTCTTGGCAAACCAAGTGTGTTTTCCATTTGTTCTGCAAGGTCTAACATTCGTTCTCTATTAGCAATAGCATCTTGTCGTGCTTGTTGAGTTTTTGCTCTAGCAGCAATCTGCTCAAAAGCAATGGCTTTATCACGAGCCTTAGTTATTGCATCCTGTACCCACTCTCTATCTTGAATCTTGGTTGCAATTGCCTTGTCAGACAAAGCCTTCATGCCTGGTACTGCTTCGGCCAAATCAGCTTTAGCCTTGTTCCATGCAATTTTCTCTTCAGCAGTCATTGCAAATGCTTGTGAAACACCACGCTCAAATGTTGTTTCACCTTCTTTTTTGACAATCCGTGTGTAAGGTTTAGCGCCAGTCTTAGGAGAAATTGTTTGAGTTCTGTAGCTTGTGCTAGGTTGCTCAATAACTTGCCCAGACATTTTCTGAATAGCAGACTCTAATGCCGTTGGCAAAACTCCGCTAGTTCCAGTCGGTGTCACTGGTACAAGATTTCCACCAGCATCAATAGTAAATTCAACTCCACCACGAGTAGGTTGACGACTTTCAGCCTCCAAAGCCGCAATACGATCTTCAGCCAGTTGACCAAGAGTGCGAGACATCCCTGCTCTACGAACATCTTCTGCACGCAAACCACCAAGAGTTCCTTGCGCACTTGGAGCAGGAAGTTGTGGAGGAGTGGGAGCAAAACCAGGGGTTGTTACACGAGGGCCATACTGGTTTGGCTGAATAACAAAATTAGGTTGATATGGGCCTTGACCAGGCATCAAAACCTCTACAGGGGCTTGATAAGGAACAATAGCCTGACTCTGAGGGATTGGTTGTGCAGCAGTTGCTACCTGACTAACAGGAATACGTGCGTCACGCAAAGTTAATCCCGCTTGATAATTAGGCGAGGCTATGATTCTTGAGGCTAATGAACCTGCTCCTTCTCCTGCCAAAGTTCCCAAAAGACCACCCAATGCGGCTCCTCCAGCACCAAATTGGCTACCAATTGCAACACCCGTTGCACCGCCAATGCTTGCTCTTGCAATTCGTGGCGTATCAGCAAATCCTGTGGATGGTTTAACAGCAAAAGCATCTGGGAAGTTACCCGCAATCTTGCCAAGTGCAGCAATGTCGCCAGTCATCGCATTATCTTTTGATGTAATACGACTAAGTTTGTTGACATCAATCATGCCTGTATTGAAGTCTGTTGCTCCTTCATAGGCATAGGTCTTTGCCATCTTTTGACGGGCCTGTCTAAATTCACCTAAAAGTTTGGGATTGAAAATATTGGACTCAATCATTGATTCCAAAACATTGGCAATTGCTAAATTAGTATCTGCAACATCAAGAGCCGCTAGATCAGCACTTTTATTGTCATAAGTTTTTTGCGCTCGTTTGCGAAGAGTTTGTACATTCTTGAGCAACTCAGCACCAGTTAAACCTTCTGTAGTCTTTTTAGCTGCATCATCAATGATTCTATTGATACCTTTTGCGTAACGCTCAGATCCAATTACTGTTTGATCTGGACGTAATTTATCCAAAGAAGCAAGTAAATCTGCATCTGCCTTCATTGTTGGCAACTGTCTAACTTGGTTGTAAGGCTCGGCAACCTTAATTCGTGCATCAATAAAAGGTTGTTTAGTGTCAAATTGGGTAGTTTCTGGAAGACCCAACTCGTTTAAAGCAACTTTACGAACTTGATTTTTGTTTACATCAGTTATTGCTTTTGATCCTTGTTCGCCAGCAATAGTAGATAATGTTTTAGGGACTAGTGATGGTTGAATTTGCTCTGGGCTTATAGCAATGCCAAGACGTTTTGCCTCTGTAAGAGCATCAATTTGTGGCCCACGAGCATAGTCCTCTAAAGACATTCTTTCACGCCTAGCTTGAGCACGCTCTTCAAATGGCATCTTTGCACCAATAACAGCCTTCTCAACCAATGGAGCAGATACTTCTTGAACTGTTCTAGCAAGGGGTCTAGCCATAGCAGGTGCGGCAACCCCTAATGAAGCCATGTAACTTTCAACGTCTGAAGCAGGAATGCCTGTTTTATCAGCAATCCATTTAGCTCCTTTTTGGAAGTTTTCACCAATGAAGTCCATGATCTGACGACCAGCCTCACCTTGATATTCTGGAGTCTCAGTAACACCAGCCATCTTTCCAAATGGTTTGTCAACGGCAGAAACAATCCTCTGTGTAGCTGCTTGAGCCTCTTCAGGAGAGCGTCCTACACGTGCCAAGGGATAGCCTACCATCTGTGCGGCAGCAGGCAATACACCACCAACAGTAACGTCAGCCAATGAAGCGGCAGACGTAGCGGCAGACCTTAAAAGTTGACCTAATGAGTTTGTTGGTTGTTGTCTTACTAATGGTTTAGCAACCATGAGGTCTTCATACCCAGAAACATCCGCATCTTTGGTTGGAAGCAAGTCTTCATATCCAGTAGCCATTTACAACTCCTGATTAGTTTTTTGTTTAAAACGCTCACGCACTTTATCAGCAGGTGCGCCTGCGGCAATAGCGGCTTTTGCGTTTTGCCTCTCTTGGTCAATACTTACTGTTGGAGCAGAAGATTGTGTTGGTATTTGACTTGCAGCACTGCCAGGAACGCGAGGTCGTTGTGGCAAAGTTATTTGTGGCTTAAATGGGAATTTAATACCTCTTGCTTCTGACTCAGTTACATCGGTGTTATAGCGATCAACACGATCTGTAACAGTTTCACCAATACGATTAAGAATTTGCTCCAATGCGGCAGGGTCTGTTCCCAAATTACCTAATGCCTCACTCAACACACGCTGTTGTTCTTGAGAAGGTTGAGAATCCAATTTCTTTAGATTATCAAGAATTCCCTCAAACAATCTAGTCCGAAGAACTGTAGCATCAGTAACACCTTGTGTGCTAATACCAAATCCAAGTCGATTATTTAGGAAGCTGGCTGCAGCAAGCAAAGGCTCTCCACCTTTACCCATAAATGTGCTTGCTGAAGGTATAAGTTTCTTTGCGGCTTCGATGTTTTTAATCGTATCAGGTGCAGTACGAAGAACTGAACGCTCTTTGGCAACATCTTGTACAAACTGTTTTTGTGCTTCAACACTAGCGGGTGTATAAGCATTTACATTTGTTTGAGCCGCACCTTCTTTTGCTACTTTCAAGCCACGTTTTTCTAGCAAAGCATCAACTGCTTTAGCCTCTGCTTGAGTTAAATCAGAAAAAGGTTTACCAAATTCTGCTACGGCTACCCTATCAGCTTCAGGGCCGTAACTAATTTTAGTAGGTTTTTCTGGTTTTTCGTATAAAACCAAATCCGCAGGCTTTCCACTCATCTGAAACTCTGCAAGACTTGCAGGGGTATATTTACCTGATTCCACTAATTTTTGGAATGGATCAGCTTGCAAACGTTCCCGTTTTGCCGCTGCATCAGATGCCCTACCTGCCGCCAAACGTTGTTGTTGTTCAGCAATCTGTACTTGAGCCTTACGAGCAAAGTCAGCCAATGCGAAAGCACCTTGTTGGTCGCCCATCTGAGCAAGAGTTTTAGCCCCATTTAACAAAGAAGTAGGGTCGGACTGATCTACTTGACCAAGAACCTGTTGTCTAGCACTAATCATCTTCAACTGAGGATCTTCTATGCCCATAGCACCTGCAACACCACGACCTAGTTGACCAACACTTGCCATCAGATTAGCTTGTGCCGCAGCACCAGGCGAGAGTTGCGCTAACTCATAGCCTCTTTTCAAGTCTTGTTGATACTGTTGACCTTGATACGCCTGTGGAGTCAAACCAAAAAGACCCGCTACTATATTTTCTGCCATGATGATTCCTTACAAATATAAGCCAAGGTCTTGATTGCCATAGGCTAGACCAGTTCCAAAACCAGACGAGCCTAAACCTGTTCCACTAAATGCAGACTGCAATCCACCACCAAACAATCCACCGATTGCTTGACCAAACATCGCATTAGGATTGCCTGCCGCTATCAATCCTTGAGCCGCAAGGTTTCTAGTTGCATCTGCACCTGTTGCCAAGTTTGTGCTTAATTGTGCGCCAGTAAGACCGAGTTTGCCAACATTAGCACCCGCTTGAGAAGTAATTTGCCCCAAGTTAATACCCATATTCAATGGTTGTTGTGCCGCAGTCTCCAAGCCTTGAACCTGACCCAAAGCAGTCGTATAAGGCGCATAAGCGGCTTGCTGACCACCATAGTATTGACCCATAGTCTGTGCACCAGTACCAAGCAATCCCGCACCAAAGGCAACCTGTTGTTGACCAGCTTGCTGAGCCTGTGCCGCCAATTGAGCCTCTTGTTGTGCACGAGCATTAAACAAAGCCTGTAACTCAGGAGTTGTAGCACCATAAGGGCCACCTTGAGCAACAGAAAGACCGCCACGACCTTGTTGTTGGAGTCTGTTTTGCAGATTAGATAACTCTAGTTCTCTGCCTGGTTGCAACAAAGCCATCTGTTGATTGAGATAGTTCTGTGCCACCGCTTCAGGTGATTGAGCAATATATTGATTACCAAGGTTAAACAGGTTCTGAGCGCCTGTTTGCAGAGGAGCAAACTGTGCTTGTGCGCCTTCAGCTTGTTGCAAACCAGACTCAGCCAACTTAACCAAACGATCCTGAGCATTCTGAGCTTCAGGACTCAATGTGTACCCTGCGCTTGTCAACTGACCTGTTACAGGATCAACTGCAAACTGAGAAGTACCAAAGCGAGTGGTCATTCCGATAGGACGGAAAGCCGCAGATTGTTTAGCAGCCGCAGTTTCAGCATCAATTCTTTGTTGGGCAGCAAGAGCCGCTTCTTTGGATTGTTGCATTTGAAGCAAACTACCCGCAGTACCAAGACCACCAGAGAATAGGTTTGTCAAACTGCTAGGAGTGCTTGTCAAAGCCCCTGTAATAGCAGGAATAGCCGCTTTTACCAATGGACTGAGGGTAGATGTAACTGCGGGAGTTAAAGCCGTAGCCGCTGGTGTTAAAGCCGTAGCCGCAGTAGTAGCCGCAGTTGCCGCAGGAATTGTTGTAGCCGCAGTTGTTCCCGCGACAGTAGGGGCTACCGCACTTGTCACTGCAGGAGTTGTCAATAAACCACTTGTCGCACCACTACCACCAGTTAAGTTGGTCAAGGTAGGTACTAATGCACCAGTAGTCAAAGCATTGCCAAGAGCAGTCGCTCCCGCAGTACCACCTGCACCGCCTAATGCAAGATCATAAGCCGCTAACTCAGCCGCAGTTAGACCCGTAGTTCCAAGAGTAGCCGCACCACCTGCAGCAGTTCCACTAAGCAAACCTTCTGTAACGCCAGGTATGCCGAAAGCTAAAGCACCAACAGCCGCTACTTTAAGAATGTCATCCTTCAGAGTGCTAGAGGAAGCACCTTGTGTATAGAAAACAGGCTTACCAGATTCATCAAAGTTAACACCAAAACCAGTATTCCCTTTGCCTTCGTAAGAGCCTGACCAAAGATTGTCTTTAGTTCTCTCACCATAACCAGAGATTAACTTTTCACCAGTCATTACATTGATAATTCCATCATCTCCTTTGGCAACCTGAGTAATGTCTGTAACACCACTCTTAGCCAACTCATCAGCCATGTACAAAGCCGCTTTTTCAGGAGGCAAGCCACCCGTCCATGCCTCAGTAGTGCCCTGAGAAAGAATCTGATCCGCTAGTTTGTTAACATTTTCAGCCGTGTAGACAGAAGGAGCAGCCGCCTTGTATCTTTCTTGAATAGGGGCAACTGGTAAGCCTACAGCTTGAGCCATCATTGCAGGGGTGACATTGTATGTCTGCATAGCCGCCGCAATGTCGGCATCACTCATGCCTGGATTAGCAAGCAAGAAATCTATAATTTGTTGACTTGTTACGGCCATGATGTTTCCTTCTTTTAAGCCCAAACCCTACGCCAAACCGATGGCGCAGGAGTTACTTCAAATGCGTTCAATGGTGCTGAGTCTTCATTGGGCATTACTCTAACATTAACGTGCCAACCTTCCAATGGGATAGGTGTTGGAGGATTGTCAGGGTCTGGAATCTCTTGCTTTTGATACAGGATTCCTAAAACATCAATGTTGATGTAATTAGGGGTTGTATAAGCCTCAGAGACTACGTTGCCTTCCTCATCTAATACTTCAGCATGAGTGGTGTAAAGAACAGCATTAGCCGCTGTCTCATCAGTAAATTTGCAATAGAAGTCCATTTTTAATCCTTAACTTGTGAGTGCGACAAGATTTGTGTTTGACAAGCGAATTGGGTAGTAGGCAATCTTCTTCAGAGTGCCGTTGAGGACAGACGCTGATGTTGTGCTGTTCCCAATAAGCATCTGATTAACGATTGGCGCAGAACCACTTAAAGCCGTCACAGCGGTAGCGCCCGCTAATGACAAAGCAAAGTCGTTTGCTTTTAGAACAGTGGCCTGTTTGCTATATGCCCCGTCTGCGTAAGAGCCACCATCCAGCGTCACCACTACGGACCCAGACACGCGAACATTAAGATGCCTTTGGCCCGACGAACCAGTGCCAGCAAAAGCCGTCATCTGATTGCTGGTCGTACCATCAGTGAAATCAAAGATGCCTCGACTACCTATTGCATAAACAGCAGCTTCGCTATAAATCGTCCCCTCCGCTTGGTTATACCAACTACTAAAATTAGTCCCCGTCATTGATGCCGCATCAGCCGCCCGTGTGACTTGTGAGGCTACTGTTGGGATGTAGGAGGTGGCAAATGCTCCTGCTTCTAGTTGTGCGCCCCAGATGAAAACACCTGAGAAGCCGTTGCCTGCAAAGGTTGAAACATTTGAAGCGTTATATACAAAGAAATTGGTTCTAATTGCTGTTGCTGTATTTGTAGTGATAACAAAATTTATCCGATACCAACCATTTCCAACACTTGTACCAGACCGAGAAACAAATGTAAAAATTGTTCCAGAAGAACTAGTGTCAAAAACTCCAGTAGAAAGATTAAAAACGCCAGAACTACATCCACCAGTAACTGCATCATCAGTTGAAATTAAAAACTTGTAACCAGATGCGCTTGCTTTTGCATATACAGTAATTGAATAAGTAATTGCGGATGCCGCTTTTGTATATGATTGTTGGCAATAATGTTCTGCACTTGTTGTGTTTGGTACAAGTTCATCGCCAGTTAAAGTTCCATCTGGAGCAACAATGTTATTTGCATTTATTGTAGATTGTGATTTTGTCCAAGCCGCATTGTCAAACTGCTCAGAATAGGTAAACAGATTAGTCCTACTCTCCTCAATCAAAAGTCCCAACGATTCACCAGTAGTAGGGTTGTTATCAAACCTAGCAACACCTGATGCCGCTGATTGCAGTTTAGGGATGTAGTTTGTAATGGCTTGTGTTGTTGTTGCTGTGTAGGCGGTTACTGCACTGCGTTGTTCTAGTTGTGCTCCCCAGAGGATTAAAGTTTCTGTTCCAACGTATGTTCCAGAAGCAAACCTCGCTGAGTTTCCTGCTGGCATTGGCGCAATGAAGATAGAAGTTGTTGTTAATGAGGCAGTAGGAACGCTCATAACGCATCTGTACCATCCGCCTCCAGCATCTACTATGCTGGCAGAAGCACCATTGCCAGAGTTACCAACTGTGCCCGTGGAAAGATTAAATGTTGCAAATGCATTTACTCCGTGATTATCAAACAACTGAACAAAACTATGTGTTCCAGCTTTTACATATACAGAATAAACAAATGGAGCAGAAACAGTAATAGATTGAGTTATATAAGGAACTCCCGTCACTGCTGATGCAGTCAAAGTATCTCCAGTTGTTGTTCCGTCTGGGGCCACAGTTGTATTAGCAGTGCGACTTGCATTAACAACGCTCCAAGGACTTTGGTCAAAAGTTTGGCTTTGAGTCAGCAAATTCTGCTCTGCCATAGCAGTCGTAACGCCATTGTAGTAACTTGCAGTTGACGCACGAGTGTAGGTAATTCTGCTATCTAGTTGCTTAGTGTTAGCAAAGTCAAGCATCAAAGATGGCTTGATTGCGGGAAAGTTAGCTTGAATAGTCATGTTCTAGTCCTTAGTAAGAGGGATACCACTTAGCAGTGGTTGCGTCATAGCTCAAGATTAAAGCCTTGCTCACTACGCCAGTTGTTGCAATAGCGATATTCCCAGATGTTCCAGTTGACCATAATCCAGTAGGAATCAAAGTAATCTGACCACCACCCACAAACTCAGCAGGGGCTGTAATTGTATTGATTGTTGTCGTGCCAGATACAAAAGTGATTGGGGTTAAAGGCTGAATGGTTGCCGCAGATGCAATCGTTGGTGCAGGGTTTAATGTTGCATATAAACCAACAACATCCTCATAAGCCAACTTACCTAAATACTGATTGAGTGGAATCTCGTTAGCACCAGTACCAATGTCTGTCTGAATAACAGTAGCAACACTGTTCTCAGTCAAGGTTGTGAAGTTACCCGTTGCAGGGGTTGTTGCTCCAACAGTACCATTGATATTGATTGAGGCAGTACCTGTAAGGTTAGTCACAGTACCGCTAGAGGGAGTTCCTAAAACACCACCATTGACCACGGGTGCGCCAGCAGTTCCTACGTTGACCGCTAGAGCAGTAGCTACTCCAGTACCTAAACCAGACACGCCAGTTGAGATTGGAAGTCCTGTGGCATTTGTAAGAGTAGCACTTGATGGAGTACCAAGAGCAGGAGTCACCAAAGTCGGAGAAGTCGCAAAAACAGCAGAGCCTGTGCCTGTCTCATCAGTTAAGGCAGAACGTAGGTTAGCCGAACTAGGAGTCGCTAAAAAGGTTGCTACGCCACTTCCTAGACCTGATACACCTGTAGAGATAGGAAGACCTGTAGCGTTCGTTAAAGTCGCAGCAGAGGGTGTTCCTAAGTCTGGTGTTACCAAAGCAGGAGATGTAGCAAATACGGCTGATCCTGTGCCTGTTTCGTCTGTCAAAGCAGAACGCAGATTAGCACTAGAAGGTGTCGCTAAGAAAGTAGCCACACCAGTTGCTAAACCACTAATACCTGTGCTTACTGGCAAACCAGTAGCGTTAGTCAAGGTTGCGGAAGCGGGAGTTCCTAGAGTTGGTGTCACCAAGGTAGGTGAGTTGGCAAACACCAAAGCACCAGAACCTGTTTCATCTGATATTGCGGAAGCTAGGTTAGCAGATGATGGAGTACCTAAGAAAGTAGCCACACCAGTACCCAAACCACTCACGCCAGTAGAGATTGGCAATCCTGTAGCGTTTGTCAAAGTACCAGAAGCAGGAGTTCCCAATGCGGGAGTCACCAGTGTTGGCGAGTTTGACAACACTACTGAGCCTGTACCTGTAGAGCTAGTTACACCTGTACCACCATTAGCAACAGGCAGAGTTCCTGTGATGTCGCCAGTATTGATACTGATTGCATCCCAAGTAGCGTTAGTGCCATCAGTTTGAAGGTACTTGCTAGAGTTACCTGTTTGGCTAGGTAAGAGGTTATTTAGAGCCGCAGTAGCCGTAGAAGCACCAGTACCACCATCAGCAATGGCTAAATCTGTGATGCCAGTAATCGAACCACCAGTAATTGCCGCAGCAGAGTTATCTGTCTTCGTAGAGATAGCAGTAGAGATGTTGTTGAACTCAGTGTCAATCTCAGTACCACGGACGATCTTTAACGGATCACCAGGAGATAAGTTATCCTTGGTGGCGAAATTAGTACTTTTTGTATAATTTGACAATCTATTCTCCTTGTGTGAGTTTCATACTCACGAAATCTTGCCGTTCTTAGATTGAATTTCAATCTTCTGAATTGACAGTTGAGTGCCGTTAATGGTGGTTTCGTAACCAGTTTGAACAATCTTTCCCGCACCAGAAGCATTCACATCTAGTGTCTTGATAAGCACACCACCAGAATACTCAGCTACTCCATATTCAGCAAGACCATATTCATAGTTCTTCTGTTCAGGAATGTAGGCATTGCCCGACAGATAGTTAGCAGCAAAGTCAAATCCCCACTTAATCGTGACGAACTGGTCAGAGCCACCAATCACAATTGTCTTGATTCTTTTCAAGATGGAAATCTGATTCTGATTACCTAAATCTGCATGGTTGGTAAAGTAAGAAAACCGATAAGTTGATGTGTGGTCTAAGAAACTTGCATACTTACCAATGTATCCACTCTTACCAATGTATAAATCACCATTGCGAAGCGAATAAAGAGCCGTAGGAGCAATTGAATCCCACTTAGTGACCCTAGATGCACCATCTTGCAATTGCATCTTTGTATCGAAGCAGAAGACCTGTGCTGTTACTGGAAGAGTCAATAGATAAAACGCATTCTTTTCTGAGTAAACAGACTTCAGATTAGCCAAAGTCTCTACTGCCAAAGAAGACACCAAGTCGGAACGAACATTCTTAGATAGGTCTCTCAAAGGAGCAGACTTCTCTTGAATAGTCCTCATCAGTGAGCGAACACCTGAGTCTGACAAGAAGATAACGTCTGTGCCAATACTTTGAATTGAATCACGAGCAATACACCCAATAGAGCCTACTGTGTCGCTTAACTGAAGCGTAGCGGGTGTAGTAGCACCAGAGTAAACAAGAATCTGTCGTTTACCAAAGATGAACAAGAAATCATTGTGAGCCGCTAGACCCATGATCTCATCAGCACCATTAGGCCATACACGAGATACGTCCAATGTTCCTGAAGTACCACCACCCCATACATGACCTGCAATCAGATCAGAGAAGGTAATCGTCACTTTATCTGTGGATGTATTAGCTACCCACAAACGACCAAATGCTGAGATACAGATATTGGCTTGCGGAACAGTAGCTACATATCCTGTCTTTTCAGAAACTCTGCGATACGTAGTTGTACTTACTGCGGGGTCAAATATAAGCGGATCGTGTCCAGATTGGAAGAAGTAAGTAATCCCATTCAGAGAAGCACAATGCCAGTTGTTAGCTGTGAAAGTAGGAGCAGAACCGCCACCACCATAGGTCAACTCAGTCACTGCATTAGAAGTGCCAAGTTTGAATAACTTGAGATTCCCTGCGAACAGAACAGTCAAAGTGCCATCAGTTTGGACTAATTCGTGAATGACAGTAACGTCATTAGCACCTAGATTGCCCGATGATGGGTTAACCCTTGTGTAGCCCTTACGAGAGCCAACACGACCATATTGGTCAATCACACAATTATTGGCGACCAAAGCAAAGCCAGATGCCAAATCTAATGGCGAATCTTGCGTGTTCAGGCCATAAAAGCCTGGTGCGCTAATGCTTTGACTTTGTAAAGGAGCTGCCATTAGACCGCCACAAAGTTATCTTCAGGGTAACGAGTGCTTTCCAATGCAATAGCGTCAGATAGCATTCCACGGAACAAAGCGTACGCTTCATTAGAAGCAGTGCCTCCATCCTCACCACGCTCAATCAAACCACGAGCATAGGCACTCTGGGCAACCAAATAGTCCAATACCTTGACTGAAGTACCATCAGATGTCAGATTAGCCTGTGGGATGGTTAAATCAAACTTTAGTGTGTAAACACCATTGGGAACGGGAAATAGCTCAACCTTTGTGTCACCACTGCCATCTACACCACTAAAGCAAAACTCTGTAGGAATAGACTGTGATGGTGTGCCAAAGTTGAGCTTGCGGTTCATGTCCGCAACAGTGGTGTTGTCTAAGGTAATAACACTTGTAGTGTTAATAGCATCATTGATACGAAACTTCTGACCCGCACCTGTCAAAGCGTATGAACTTGTGCCACTGGTAGTAGTAACTGTAATTGTTTGTCCCAAGACATTCCAGTTATAGGAATCTTCAATTTGACGTTTAGCATCATTGACAAACTTGCCAATCAATGCGGAATAAGTTGTTTCTGAGACTGTAGAAACAGTTGTCTCACGCAATCGAATGAGAACATCGTTAACAAGTTCTAAGTAGGTCATGTTCGTTGCGCTCCTGAAACTTCAAATGTGGCAATAAAACTGAATGAACTTGCCTCTTCAGTTGTAAGTTGAATCCTATCGCCTTCTTCTAAAACGATGTAAGCAACACCATTGAATTCAAGATATTCTTTAGAAGTTAAGTTGTAAGACGTAAGAATGTCTAAAGTAGTAGCGGTACTTGCGTCATACCATTGAACAGTAATGTGCTTAG